AGGCAAATCTTCTGCAGCCTACTGGGCTGATAAATTATTTTGGGCAGGAAAAGGTGGTTCTAAAAAGATGCCACCTAAATCCCAAAAATATGTTAGAGGAATTAAACGAAGGAAACCATGATAGTACCAAAAGTTATAGACAAAAGATTAGTTTGGCTAGAAGGCATATGCCTACAAGCAGAAGATATTCTTACTAGGATAAAACGAAGAGAAATAGCAGGTATAACTTTAACAACTCGTGAAGAGAATATGGCAGAACTTTGTAGTGCGTATTTATATATGCTACAACTTACTAAAGAATATGGACTTTTTGAATCCGACGACCCTTTTAATTTATTTAACAAAGAGACTCTACATTGATCGAAATAAGCCGCTCAGATATTGTCCCTGACTACTTAATGGAAATAAATCCAGAAAGTCGTTTCATAAAACTCCCTATCGAAGGGTACCTTGATCTGTTAGGGATCGAGCCTAACAGTTCACAAACGGCAATTATAAATGCCATCAATAATCCTAAATATCGTTTTGTCTGCGCGGCTGTCTCACGCCGTCAAGGAAAAACATATATCTCAAACATTATAGGACAACTGGTATGTTTAGTACCAGCATCAAACGTTCTACTAATGTCTCCCAACTATTCACTATCTCAAATATCTTTTGATCTTCAAAGAAATCTTATAAAACATTTTGACTTAGAAGTTACACGAGATAACGCAAAAGATAAAGTTATAGAACTATCTAATGGATCTACTATAAGAATGGGTTCCATTAATCAGGTAGACTCTGTAGTTGGTAGATCATATGATCTTATCATATTCGACGAAGCTGCACTTACAGACGGACGGGATGCATTCAATGTGGCACTACGGCCAACACTTGATAAAGAAAATTCAAAAGCTATTTTTATTTCTACTCCACGAGGAAGAAATAATTACTTTGCAGAGTTTTACTATCGAGGATTCTCAGAAGAGTTTCCAGAATGGTGTAGTATAAAAGCAACTTACCACGAAAATCCACGAGTTTCCGAACAAGATATTATAGAAGCAAGAAAGACAATGTCTGAAGCTGAGTTTAATCAGGAATACATGGCAGACTTTAATGTATTTGAAGGACAAATCTGGAAATTTAACCATGAAGAATGTGTATCAGATTTAAGTGAATTTGACACAAGTCGTATGGATGTATTTGCAGGACTTGACGTTGGTTATAAAGATCCTACTGCGCTCTGTGTTGTGGCGTATGATTGGGACACTGAAAAATATTATATTGTAGATGAGTACTATAACTCAGAAAGAACAACAGAACAACACGCAAAAGAAATTCAAAAATTGATTAAAAAATGGGATATTGATTATATCTATATTGACTCTGCAGCTCAACAAACTCGTTACGATTTTGCACAAAATTATGATATTAGTACTCTTAATGCAAAGAAATCAGTACTAGATGGAATAGGACAAGTAGCTGGAGTCGTAGATAATGACCAACTCATTGTAGATCAAAAATGCATGGAAACATTGATGGCGTTAGATCAATATCAATGGGACCCTAACCCAAATTTACTAAAAGAAAAACCTAAACACGATATGGCATCTCACATGGCTGACGCTATAAGATACGCGTTATACTCATTCGAAACGAGCATGACCTCATTTTGAGAATACCTACTGAAAAACAGTTCTTGACTTATGGTGTGACTTTTTGGTATAATTCTAATTAAGAGTATAAATATGAACCTAAAGCGAGATTTAGTTAAATATGTAAGAGACAAAGCTAAGTCGAAATACAAAAAAACAAGCAATTGTTATATTTGTGGAGAGACTAAAGATTTAGATTTTCATCATTACTACGGATTAACGGAACTGCTAGAAACTTGGTTAAAACATAAAAATATAACTATAGAGAATGAGCAAGATATACTAGAGCTTCGGCAATCCTTTATTGATGAGAACAAAGAAAAGGTGTATGAATACACGGTTACGCTTTGCCATAACCATCATCTGAGATTACATTCAATTTATGGAAAACGACCCAAATTGATCACAGCGAAGAAACAACATAATTGGGTCGAGATACAGAGAGACAAACATGGCATGGTATGATAGATTTATAGGTAGAGCAGACGTAGAGGATAAACTCAACCCTGCACAATACGTAATATCTCGAAACGAGGGTATGACAATTGACTCTCGTGAAGTCGTAACAAATTATAGAAATGCTTATGAACAATTAGAAATTGTAAACCGTGCAGTAAATATGATTGTTGATGATGTATCGGATATTCCGTATCAAATTGGAGAGCAAACTCTTGGAATCAACAATATTGTAAAAAATATTCGTAGATCAAAAGTTGATGTACTCGTAAATAAAGAACCAAATCCTTTTCAGGATATTAACACTTTTAAAAGAAATCTTGTAATAGATTTACTTATCGATGGAAATATATTTATTTATTTTGATGGTGCTCATTTGTATCATCTTCCAGCAGATAAGATGACAATATATAGTGATACAGATACTTATATTGAAAAGTTCGTATATGATAATAGCATTGATTATTCAGTAAATGAGATTATACATATAAAAGAAAACAGTTTTAATTCCATTTATCGAGGAGTTCCTAGACTAAAACCAGCATTTAGAACAATGCAACTATTAGCTAGTATGAGAAACTTTCAAGATAACTTCTTTAAAAATGGAGCAGTACCAGGATTAGTACTTAAGTCACCGAATACACTTTCTGAAAAAATTAAAGAAAGAATGTTACAAGCATGGAGTGTACGATATAATCCAAACACAGGCGGAAGACGCCCACTTATTCTTGACGGTGGATTAGAAGTTGATAGTCTTACAAATATTAATTTCAAAGAATTAGACTTTCAAGAATCAATAAAAGCAAACGAAAGAATTATACTAGAGGCTATGGGAATACCACCTATTTTACTAGATGGCGGCAATAATGCAAACATAAGACCTAACCATAGACTTTATTATTTAGAAACAATCTTACCAATAGTAAGAAAAATTGGATACGCTGTTGAGCGTTTCTTTGGTTTCACTATCTCTGAGGATGTAACAGGTATACCTGCTTTACAACCAGAGCTTAGAGATCAAGCAGCGTACTACGCAACTCTCGTAAATACTGGCATCTTAAGTGCCAATGAAGCAAGAGAGGCTCTAGGCAAAGAACCAGTAAATGGTTTTGATACCCCAAGAGTTCCTGCAAATATAGCAGGATCAGCAGTAAATCCAGAAGAAGGTGGCAGACCAGTCGAGACCCCACCAAGCGAGGAAAATTAATATGACAAAAGATATGATGGCAAAAGCATTATCTGACTTTTTAACTAAGAAAGATATAGAAACTATATCTCTTAGTGAATACAAAGGATTTGGTAATGACGTACCAGTAAAAGACTATCTTTTAAGAAGGGCCTTTGGATCTTGGAGTCGAGTATTATCTGCAATGAACTTACGTCACCCAGTTAAACTTACACCAAAACCAACCCCTGCTCCCAAAGCTGATACTAAAAAAGTAGCACCGAAAAAGGAGAAAAAAGATGTCAAATAAGATCTTCCATTGGACCAGTACATTTAAATCATTAGGTGACACCGACGACGGTGGAGTTGAAATTAAAGGATCAGCAAGCACGAATGGTTTAGACAGAGCTGGAGATATTATCGAAGCAGATGCTTGGGCAAAAGGAGGATTAGAAAACTTTAAAAATAATCCTATTATCTTGTTTAATCATAACTATGATAAACCTATTGGTAGAGCAAAAGATATTACAGTTACAGAGAACGGACTAGAGATTTCTGCAAAGATTTCAAAAGCTGCTGGTGATGTAACACAATTAATTAAAGACGGTGTCCTTGGAGCTTTTTCTGTTGGTTTCAAAGTCAAGGACGCTGATTATATGACAGAAACCGATGGATATAAAATAAAGGACGCGGAACTTTTCGAAGTATCTGTAGTTTCAGTGCCATGCAACCAAGGGGCAACCTTTGGATTAAGCAAGTCATTCGATTCTATGGAAGACTACAACAAGTATAAGCAAACTTTTTACAAGACTAACTCAAATGATTCAGCAGACGCTGTTGAAGTTGAGCAGTCAAATAGGGCAGACGCCCAGGAAATGGAGACTAATATGTCAAATGAAAAACAAGCTCCTGTAGCACCTGAGTTCGATCTTGAGAAATTTGCCGCTGAAGCTGCTGAAAAAGCAGTTGCTAGCTATGCAATGAAACAAGCCGAGCAGAAGGCTGCTGAAGAGAAATTAGCTTTAGAAGCTGCTGAGAAATCACAAGCAGAAGCTGAATCTCTTAAAGCCTCCGAGGAAGCAAAACAGGAAGAGCAAAAAACTATCGTTCAAGCAGGACTAACTGGTGCTGAAAAATTAATGAATGATGTAGAATCAAGAGTAAAAGCAGACTATTCTAATTTAGAACAAGTTGTTAAATCTCTTGAGGCTCAACTTTCTGAGAAATCAGAAGAAATCATGAATATCAGAGAATCCAAAAGACATTTTTCAGACAGAACATCTAACGGTGACTGGAAAAAAGAATTTGAGCAAGATATTCTAGACGCAAAATTTGCTGGTTTAGCTACTGGTAAAGGATGGGAAAACAATATGGCTAAGAGTTTAATGGAAAAAGTTAACGCACATTCAGGTGTTGGCGTTTCTTCAGCAGACTTTGAGCAAGTTGTTTCAACAAACATTGAAAGAGATATTCAAAATGAATTAGTTCTAGCACCTCTCTTTAGAGAAATTACTATGACTTCTGCAAACATGATTATCCCAATCTTACCAGATAGCGGTTATGCTGAATTCGCTTCAGCTCAAACAGCTTCAGGTTCAAGCCCACACGGTAACTTAGCTCAAAGAGGCGACACATTTGGTGCTCCATATGGTGGCGTTGACTTGACTGAAAGAACTCTTTCAACCGTGAAGCTTATTTCTCAATCTTACTTAGGTAATGAAACTGAAGAAGATGCAATCTTACCAATTCTTCCTTTAATTAGAGAGTCAATGGTTAGATCACATGCAAGAGGTATTGAAAATGCAATCCTAGCAGGTAACCACGATAATGGTGTTTACACTTCAGGCGCATTTGAAGGTCTATTAGCAGCAGCTGATTCAGACAATCATGAAACTTCAGCAGGTGCTTCAGGTTTTGCATCAAGTGACGTAGTCACAGCAGCTGACCTACTAGCTATGAGAAAAAATATGGGTAAATATGGAATCAATCCAAACGACGTAGTTTATATCGTGTCACAAGACGTGTATTATAACCTACTCGAAGATGCTGAATTCCAAGATGCTAACTTAGTTGGCGATATGGCTACTAAGCTAAGTGGTGAAATTGGTCAAGTATTCGGTTCAAGAGTACTAATGTGTGACGAATTCGCTACTAAAGCTGCTGGTATCTACGGCGCAATTGCTGTTTATACTAGAAACTACGTAATGCCAAGACTACGCGGTGTAACCGTTGAGTCTGACTACGAAGTAGCTAATCAGCGCAGAGTACTAGTTGCTTCACAAAGAATTGGTTTCACCGATCTAATCGATGGTGCTACTTCTAAGTGGGCTTACGCGTATAAAGGTGCTTAAGGATAACCCTTAACGTAACATGGTTTTTGGGAGTGTACCTTAACACTCCCCCTTTTTAACTATGGCAAATTTAATAACACTACAACAGTATAAAGACTTCGCAGGGATTCAGGGAGTAACTGAAGATGCGAAAATTAATGTAATAGTGCCAGCCATAAGCCAAGCAGTAAAAACTTACTGTGGCACAAGTTTTATTGATTATTACTCAACAAATAAAACAGAGTACTTTGATATAAAAGATACTTATACAACTTCAATAATGGTAGATGAAAGTCCATTAAATACTGTTGTATCCGTAGAGGAAAGACAAAGTCAATCAGAAAGTTATGTAACACTAATTAGTGAAAATTCAGATGGAAGTGGGAAATATGAGTATATTGTCGACACTACAGTGGATTCAATTTTTAGAACGAATGACACAGCTGATAAAGCTTTTCCAAAAGGAAGAAAAGCAGTAAAAGTAGTTTATACCTCTGGGTATGCAACTACACCAGAAGATTTAAAACTAGCATGTTTTGATTTAGTAAAATATTATTTGAAAGATGAAAGAAAAGAAAGAATGGTAATTGCTGGAGCCTCGATACAAAATAATGTGTCTACAACTCTAAGAGAAAATATAGGATTTCCAGATCATATTAAGAGAATACTAGATTTTTACAAAGTTCATAAATAATGGCTAAACCTAATGCTCCTAGTATTGAAGTACAAAAACGAATTGCAGCACAAACAGCAATAAAAACACCGGGCGCTAAACAAATTTATGAAGAGGCTTTATATTTAGCAAATAGACCTACACAAAAAGTTAGACAAGACACAGATGGTCAAGCAATCTTTTATCTTAAACTTGTAAGTGAAGCTGAAAATAGGATCAATATATTAGGCAGAGATGCAAATGAGGCAGTTGAAGTAAGTCCTGAGTTGTACAAAGCAATCTATGAAGGAGGAGAGATAACAGGAGTACGTGCTCCCGGAGGTAAAGGAACTTTTACTTCAATACCTACAGAATCTACACTTGAGGATAACACAAACAGTAAAAGAGAAGTAATGTTAGGAAAATTAGGTAAAAGTGGAAAACAAACTGGACTAAATTTCAAATACTTATCAGCAGTAAAAAACCATATATTTCCAGATAAGCATGGAAAGATAGAGGGAGGACACCAAGTTGGACTTGCTACAAAAAAGCTAGAAATTACTTTAAATAAAGTTAATCAGATAGATATGGCATCTTTAACACCTGAAGAAGCAGTACATATTAAAAGTTTTAAAACTAATCTTATAGCACTACTAAAACTTTTAAATGTAGTAGATAATTTAGAGGGTAAGATAGCAAAATCTTTAGGATTAGGAAGTCAGACTGCTGCAGGAGAATTTTTTGAGTTATTATTAGATCCTTCAAACCCTTTAGGAGAAGGGATAGATATAGGAACTCTTTCTACTACAGATGTAGAATTCAGTAAAGAAACTATAGGACAAAAAACTACAATCGAACTCGAAGATAAAGATGTTAATAGAAAAAAAGGAAATATATCGGGAACATTACTTAAAGTATTTAATAATCTTGCCCTAAAAGCTATAGAAGGAAATACAAACTTTACAGATATAGAAAAGAGTTTTATTGCTTATGTTGATAGAGGAAATTCTTTATCAATGATGCAAGCAGTAGAATTAAATATATTAAACAGAGCTATTGGAAAAAATTTCAAAGGATTGAAAAAAACAACAAAACCAGTTAGACACAAAGAAAAAATACTAGGAAGACAAAAAAGATTTATTACAACACCTTTAAAAGCACCGAGAAGAATATCAGCACGACCAG